AGCATCGAAAAATCTTTGAGTCCTTTCAAGTTTGCAGTTTGCACTCCAGAGCCTGCCTTTAATCCTTTAAAGACTATTTTACTTTTATTAAAATTTGAGACGATCCTATTTTGCTGCGACTCGAAAGAGTCCTCCAGATTCATGAGTTCTATTTTCTCCTCGACCTCTGCGAATATAGAATCCTTGAGAGAGGCGTTTGTGTACCTGCTGTAGAGTATTCGATGCCCGTACTTCGTGCAACTATTTAAAGCGCTTAGAGACGTCGCAAATGATTTCTGAGAGAATCTGCCGCCAGTTATTATAAACGTATCCACGCCCTGCGGTATATCGAATAGAGGCGCGAATTTTTCGCTTAGGTTTATGCTACTCATTCTCTGGAGTTACGTCGATTGTTGAGGTAAAGGAAATCGTCGGAATGTTTACGCTATTGCCCTCCGATGTTATATCCACGCTCTGCATAGGTTTACCGATCGTATACTCAAGGTATAGCTTTGCGCTCTGGACGTCTCCAGTCATCGCAGACGCCTCTAACGTTTGAAAGACGGCTATAAAGTTAGCCTCGCTAATTGCCTCGCTTATAAGCGCTTTAAATGGGTTTTTACGGCGGTCTATGCCTTTGGCTATTGTGGAGTTTCCTCCGTTGTTTTTTCTCTTATCCATAATTCAATACAAATCAACTATTGATTATAAGTACTATTATATAAACGAATTATATTATATATTGTTTCTTATAAAAGAAAACCCCACCAATTAAGGCAGGGCTAACTAAAACAAAAATTAAACAAAACTAAACTAACTAACGTTAACGAGTCCGTCTCTGTAGTGGTCTACAACTACGCCCGTTTTTAATGTGATTGTCTTATAAGGTACTATTGAGTTTTTTACGAGTAATCTGTGTATATATTTTCTCATGGTTTAAATATCTAGGGTTAATGTTGCTATAAATAAATACAGCTTTATAGTTGTGTAATTGTACTCTGTTGTTTCTGCCATATATTCCCAGCCAACTAGGAAACGATCGTGCGGAAAGTGGAAAGCTATTTGTAAAGTCCAGTTCATTATCTTATATCTTTTGCAGCTTGAAATCCTGCGTTAAATTCGTGCCTTGAATGAGCGCCAATAATCTCGATTAAAATATGCTGTTGCCTAGAGGTTAAATCTAGGTCTTTGTCGAATAGCCTGTCAAGTGTTGTTTTTAATTCCATAGGGTTTTAGTTTTGGGGAGTAGTTAGCTCCCCTGTTGGTTATTATTTTAAATTATTTTTTGCCTCTTTTAACGTATAGAATATTTGGTCATTACCTTTAGATAAATAGAGTTCTAATTTATCACAATCTATATTTTGAATAACCCATTTGCACTCTCCCTCGATACTATTGTCTTTTTGAATATAGAAACCCGTTTCTTTGTTCCCGTATATTCCTTTTGTTATTTTATTAAATTTCATAATATTTGTTTTGTTTTTGTAAATATACAAATGTTTATTACTTATAAACACACCAAATACAAATTTTAACAAAACTTTAACATTTCAATACTCATAGTGTAACAAGTCAAATATTAACTGACAGGTTTCGTACTCCTCGATATATTCAAAATATAGCAGCGCATCTCTGGAGAGTATCTGCTCGTCCTCGTCCGATAGCGGCTCAAAATTATACTTATCGTAATCGTTATAAATAAACGTGCAAATATACTGGATCGACTCGTCTAGTAAATACTCGACCATAGACCTATAAAATAAATCGTGCGCATCTGTATAATTTTGCTTTGTAGCCTCCTCAAAAAATACGTGGGGATTGTCAAATATTACGGGTATGCTCATTTAAAATAGTTGGTTATATACGCAATCGTGTACAAAGCTGTAGTCCTCATTTAAAGCCTCTAGCTGCTCGTCTGTCATCTCTACGCCGTTATAGTCCGCAGAGGATATAAAAGCGTCGCAAAAGTCGGGATAGTCGTTTGTATCTATGCCGTCTACTTCGATGTTATCTATTAGGTCGTAATTCATACTCCAGTACTTTGAGCCTCGTCTACGTCTCTAAACTCGTTAGACGATAGGGCGGTTACTATTTTCTCTTGATTGTGTGCAATATCTTTAACTAGGGAGTGTAAATTGTTTAGCCTTGTTTCTAGCTCGGATACCCGTTTCCTCAAAATTTGCTTGTTTAATGGTTTCCTTTGTTTCTCTAATCTTGGCGTTTTCTCGCTCATAACTTTGCTGTTTTTTAATTGTAGCGCGTTCCATTTTTATAAAGGCGCTCATTTGGTTATTAATAAAAAATTGTATTCTCTCTTTTGGTATGCCGTCGAAATACTTATCGAAATCTGGCAGGTTATTTTTTAGCTCTTTAATCTCTAGCGCTAGAGCTATATTTGTATCTGCTAGGCTTTTNATTTTCTCCTTTGCCTCGTCCAGAGATATATGCTCCTCGACTATTGGCTCTGCNGACTCAGTAGGCTGTAGTATTTTTGTAAGTTCGTGATAGCTTTGTTTAAAGAAACTGCTAAATCTATAATGTACGTCGAAACTTTTTAGCGCGTATATTACGGAGGCGTGGTGGTGTCCAGTAGTCGATCCTATTTCCATGTAAGGTTTGCCCGTTAACTCTCTAGCAAAATGAAAGTATAGGCATCGAGCCATTACATACTCTCGCTGTCTTGTGTTTTTATCTATTTTTAAGTCGGTAACTTTCTCGACTGCATTCTTAATCTTTTTTAACATAGTTTATATAGTTTTTTAAATTCCACAATATCCCGAATCGCATTCACTGAAATCATCATCGAATAACTCTGTTTGAGTATTCCATTTTATTACATCTTTATACATTATATCGCTGCGCCATTTTGATTGACTTGTTTCTTGGTCTGCAAACCATTGCATTTTATTAGGTTGTTTGTCGCTCATTTTTTTAAGTAGCAAAGGACTTCGCCAATAACAGCCGACGCAGTTATTCATATAAGCAAAACGAACGGGCTTGTCTTTCCAGTAGGTTTCTATATTATCCTTATAAATATTATCTGTAATTAAAGGAAACTCTGGTTTGTTGTAACGATATGTACCCCAAGACTGCCGTCCGTCTTTTAGTTTTGTAAAACTTGCCTTTACTTTTGTAAATCCCTCCTTGTCTGTTTTTTCTAGCATTGTTTTAGCTCTGCTCATTTCGTTTGCTCTGTATCCGAATCTCATTATTACAGGCTCTTTAATTACATCATATATCCAGTGCAATATAGGCATTGTTTTTAATTCAGTTGTGCAATATCTAGCTATTTTATTAGGTAGGTATTTTGTTCCTTTCTTTGTTTTTATTATTACATCGTCAAATGTTTTTCCAGAAACCCAGTCTATTTTTGAGCCTATATACTGCTCAAGGTCTAACATTGTATATATTATCATATCCTCCTCAAGTGTACCTATAAACTCTTTGCCAATCCTATCGCTAACTTGTTGCCTTATCTTAGCATCTGGGAACATACAACGCTTATCGTCTGTTCTGACAAGAGAAAAAACATTGTAGTCGGCTTTATAATTTGCTGCGACGTAGCTCGATGTTTTACCACCGCTCAAGCTATTTACTTTTTTTAACATAGTTTTTCCTTTAATTGTTTAAACTCCTCAAGGCTGCGTATTACTACATACATAAAACCTTGAGACTCTAGTAATTCCTGCCAAAGTATTTGCTCTTTGCTTTGCTTTCCTTTAGCGTTTTTTAACTCAATCATTACGGCGTTGCCTTTGTAATAATAAACCATATCCGCACGCCCTTTAATTAATCCGAGCGCTTTGTTTCTATTGCCGTCTATTTTGTTGGCAGAGTTGTTTAGGTTATAGCAAAGCAGACCTCTCTCGTCTGGGAAATGATTCCAGTGCCATTGAAATATCTGGCTTTGTATTTTAACCTCGCTTAACATCATGCTCAAAGATATAATAAAAATCGTCTAGTTTAACAGATAAAAATTTTTGCATAGTTGCCATAGTTAAAAACGTAACATCGAAAACGTTATCGGTTGCCTCAAGCTCTTGCACTATTGTTCTAGCGCTGTGAGGATATTGTAAAATCATAAGGTCTAGCTTATCCTTTAAATCTGGTTGCAATGTTTGTAGTAAGTTTTTCATAATATAAAATTTTGTTTTTGTAAATATATATAAACTTATAACTTATAAACAAACAAATTAACTAAAAACTTTAAATCTTTTTTTATTTACATACTCGAAACTCTTTTTATATCCCACAGCCTCAAGGAAATCTCTAGCGTCTTGTCGGCAGGTTTTACGATGCAATACCCACGCCGCAGTAATATACTTATCCTTTACTGCCTGCGCTAGCTCTTTGTTTGACATTTGCGAGTAGTTTCTCGTTATGTTTGATTTTATTAACTCAAGCCTAGCAATCTCTGCCTGCTTTTTATTTATAAATTTATGAGAGCAATAAGGACATACTTTAGTAGATGCTAACAGGATCGCCTTACATTTCGGGCAATCTTTTACGGGCGCAGGCTGCTCTCTTGTAAGTTTCTTTTTTAGACTCCAGTCTCTAGCATTCTCCCAATGCCCTAGACGTTTGATGTTATTACCAAAGTCTAGGATATTAAAAGAGTTTAGTTTGTCTGTAGTCCTTGAGCCTCTGCCGCACATTTGCAGAAACAAAGGCAGAGAGGTAGTCGCTCTGTATAATATTATAGTCTCAATGTCTGGCTGGTCAAATCCTGCGTTTAAAATACCGCAGTTACAAATTATAGCTTTGGGCGTTTCGTTATACCATTGTAGTATAGCCTCTCGCTCATTCTTAGGGGTGTTTCCGTCGATATGTTTTGCCTCGTATCCTCTTGCATTAAATTGCTCGCATACGACCTTAGAGCTGTTTACATTCGATGCAAATAGTAAGGTCTTAGTATTCTCTGTAAGCCGTACCCAATTATCTACGACTCCGATATATGTTTTATTATCCTCGTAATAGCTTGCAGTATCGTAATCCGCTCCCGTTCGTTTTAGTCCTTTGGTATCTATTGGCACGCCGTAGCTATTTGCAGAGCATAGGAAACCCATTTTAATAAGTTCGGGCGTATCTATTCTTTGCACTATAGCGGTATAAAACTCGTCTAGAGATACGGCAGCTTTACCCTTTCGCTCTGGAGTAGCCGTTGCGCCTATTACATAGGCTTTGGGATTAATCAATGGCAGTAGCTTTGTAAATATATTTAAATGCGCCTCGTCGATTACTACTAGGCTCTTTGAGGCTAGGAAATGGGTATAAGTCTCTTTGCGTCTGTCTATTGTTTCGACCATTCCGACATGGAGCCTAGCTTGTAGGTC